ATCATATTCTCCTCTGTGAGTTTTATTCGGATCGACTTCAATCTGAAATTCTTTGCACATTGCTGATAGGTTACTCTTCTTCGAACCACGTGCCGGTCGGCCTATTTCCTGCATCTGTGACCCAAGAAAATTCTCAATATCTGGACGAGTTCCATTATGATACATTCTAGACAAACATAAAGTATCAATCACTCTCTCAATATATCCATTCCAACCTCGCCAATCACCGCAATCAATAGCAAGTTTTCTAATTAAGAAAATGTCGTATCCAATAAAATTATGACCCACAACTAAATAATCAGAATTATATAAAAAAGATGAAATTTCTTCCCATACTTCTTCTTTTGGAGTCGCTAAATCGCGATACCTTTCCATACTAAACCCTGTAATTTGCGCCGCTCTCTTTCCAACTTTTAAATCTGGGTAGAGTGGATAGAGAGACTTTGCCGCCAATACTTTATTCCCCTGATGGATAGAGTATGCAATTTCCCAAGGACGATGTAAGTGTAAAGAAAGACCCTCTGTCTCACTATCAGCTACGAAATATTTTTGCTGAAAGTTGTGACTCAATCTGGGAATTTTAAATTTACTCATATTTTATATTTTAAAGAAACTATATCCCTCCAATATTTCTACAGCATCCCGCATTTTCTCTTTTATATCTCCAGTATCAATATTCCCAATCTCATTTGCCGTCATCAAACGGAAACAATCTTCAGAACCATCAATCCCAGCAAACCTTAATCCATTTTTCCCGAAAGTCAAGACTAAAGTTATACTTTCTTCCGGCGCAGAAGCGATTTCTGAGGCCAAGTCTTGATACCGATCTATATTTTTCCAATCTGAGAGATAAGCAGCCGTTCGTTTGGCAATTAGTGACGGGGTATAAAGTTGAAATAATGAGGATATACGCATAATTTTAAAATAAATTATTCAAATTTAACGGACAGGAGATCATAGGAGGAGATATCTCCTCTTATAAAAAGAAAAATTGATCCTCCGCAAAAATTACCTCAATTACCTCATACCCTTTAGCCTCATAACTTTTCTTGACTTCCCACTCTTCGCCCTTGATGCCTTCTAAGAAGAATGGTCCTACACCGCCACGGCAATCGATACGATAGCAGCCTGTCGGAATTTTTTTAGACTCTATAGCTGGTTTAACTATATAGCCCAGATTTTTTAAAAATTGGATGGCTGATTCCTCTGTCATAATTTTGCTTCTTACTATGAATTTTTAAGATATCAAGAATTATTTTTTAGCTCTTCTCTCCAAGCCCAACAGCCTGGATGAGAACATTGCAAAATTAAATCCCCTTCTTTCTTTATTTTATCTAATTCAATTCGATTTCTATCCGTTTTAATAGTTTTACCATCACGGGATAAAGCAAAATAAAGGAATGGTTTCCGATAATCACAGGCCCAGTGTTCACTGCCGTCAGGCTTTTTCGCGGTAAGATCTTTTTTCCCGCAGGCCCAACTTTTTCCTGGGCCTTTATCTTTCGGAGTGTTTCCCTTAGCATCCTCAAAGGTAAGAGAGTCAATATGTTGAGAAACCTCCTTGAGCCATACAGAAAATCCTTCCATTTCCCTTTCTCCAATGGTCGGTGCTGTTTGGGTAACTTTCGGGGGAAATTTCAAAAACTGGAAATCAAATGTCACTGTTTTCCCCGGCCATAGTTGTTGGGCGGCGTAAGTGTAGAAATAATTCTGTAGATTGAAATTGAGTTCTTCTTTGCTGAACTTCTTTTTGCTTGTTTTGTAGTCAATAATCCGAACGCTGTCTTTCCCAACCGCTGCTTTGTCGATAAATCCATTTAGAGTAAACCCATCCCCCTCAAGAAGAAAATGTCGCTCAATCTCTACCGAATCTGCGCCATCACAATAAAAATCGCTTTGAATTGCCGCGAGAATAAATTGTCGGATCATCTCAAAATTGTCATGGTCGTGAACCCCTTCTTTTACGGCTAAAATGTAAGCGAGTCGTCTTGTTGCTTCATCATGCCACGGGTCCTTTAATTCTGTCATTTTCTCCACTTTCTTCCGGCGCTTGGGGTTCGAAAGGCACTCTAAAACGGCGTGCGTAACTCCACCCCTTCTTGCTCCGTCATTAGAAGTTCCTGGGATTCCGCATTCTCCATTTTTGTGTCCTTTGTAACCGTACCAGTATTTTAACGAACAATCGAAAAAAGTTTTGGTCCTACTCGGGCTTAGTTTTAATTTGGACTTTTCTGACATTTATTTTAAAATTTATTAACTTTGGTAATTATAAAAATGCCAAAGAGGCGGCGGAAGTCTACGATAGAAAAGCTATTGAATTAAAGGGCAAGAATGCCAGAACAAACTTCCCAATAAAAACTATATTAATTTAATTTCAGAACCTTTAGAATAAATAATCTGTTGTAATCCCCAATCTGCGAAAAGTAGTCCTTGTCCCGCCTGGACATTTCCCACGTAACCGGCATCTACGTGGTATTTATCAGGAGGGCATAGCGCTGGACAGATCATAACCCGAATTCCCTTAATGTCAAGAAGTTTTTCCGTATGAGTATGACCCCCGAGAACAAAAAATTGTTCATAATTTGAAACCTCTTTTTGGTTTTCTCTCATCATAATCAATGGGAGGTCCGCCAATTTAATGCCGTCTGTGTGAGTAAAACAAATTAAAGTTTTCTCAAATCCAAAGTATTTTCTATTTAGAGGGCGATTGTCTACACTTACATTTTCGTGATTGCGGAAAAAGGCTTTAACGTAACTACCTAGTGCATATTCTGTCAACCTAGCATGGTTCCCACAAACAATCATTACCTCAACCTTGAATTGTGACGCGAGTTTCTGAACTACGTCAGTGATCATTTCGCAAACCTCATTGTAAAGAGTGTGCCAACTACAGGCCCCTTCTAATCTCGTCCCCTTTGTAGTGGTCACTTGTTCATTTTCAAAATGAATTAGATCAGAACCGCATACTAGCATAACTGTCCCGATTTCTCCAACAGGCGCACTTTTAATCAGTTCGTCAACAGCGTCTTTGTAAACCTGTTTCGCGATTTCCAAGTTATAATCGCCCCATCCAGTTTCGCTCGACTTCGCGATTTTTCCTCCATGCCAGTCCTGAAGATTGAGGATGTATAGTTTCCCACCATCTTTCGGTTTGGTGTATTTGAATGATTTGGGGGCAATCTTTTCGGCATTTTTCTCAAAACCTTCCAGTAAAGACTCAAGAGCTTTCTCTTCCACCTTCTTACGGAACTCGGCCTTTACCGACCAATCACCTTTCCAAACTCCAACGCTACTCTTCACCATCTCCCAAACTTCTAAGTCTACCCGTGCAGCTTCAATTAATCCGTCTAGAGTACTGACTCCCTTAATTTCTGCTACCGCAGTATCACCATGATCTTGGAAACCTTCAACATTCACGAATACAGTTTCAACCTCTATTCGAGGAATAGCTGCCCGCTCCTTCTTAGTCAGACTTTTATCAATCTTATTATAATAATCGTTACCTTGCGTTTTGCCAAGGCCGCGTTCGTGCCGGATATATTTACGAATATCTGTTGGATTTTCCCCAGCCAGGATCTTTCCTTTGATTTTGGCGGCGAAACTGTCAGGGTCGAATGTGTCGTGCATCGTGAATATTATACGGTTTATAAGAGAATTAGTCAATGCTCCATTGTTGGGCAATTGCTTCCGCCATTCCTTCAAAACTTTTAGAGCGAATTTTCCAACGATCTGGTCCTGGAGGAGCGCGGTGAATAGCAGACCATAGTTTATGTTCTTCGGTTCCTTTAACAGGAGGAGTCAATTTATGAGTCGGAACTAGCGGGGGTAAATTCTTTAGCCAAAAACAAGTTGCCTTAAAGGCCAGATCGCCAAACCACCAAGGCTGAACAATACAATCTGGCTTTCGATAACGGCTCGACATAATACCAATTGGATTTTCTACCGCAATTTTGGGGATTGGAGCATTAATGAGTTTCATAAAAAACTCAATTGCTGCTTGTTGTGATCCATCTGCAATCTTTTGAGGAAACCATCTCGCGCCACTCACGCAAAGATGAGTGCATTCGGGGTGAAAAATAGCAAGATCCCATCCATCTTCTAAATGATTCATCACATCATCTTGAATATGAAAAGGAGAACCGTCATCAGCGGGAAGAATGTCAAGGCTCCAAGCATCATGGCCAAGTTTTCTAAAAGCTTCCCGAATTGTTCCGCTTGATTCACAGCCAACGAGGATTTTAAGTTTTTTCATTTTTGTTTTGAATTTCTAATTTGCATTACCGCATCCTCAATATTCATTCCTTTTGTAGTGATTCTATATCTCAATTTTTCATAATCTACTTCTAAAGTCTCCGATAGCTCCACCATTGTAATTTCACGCCCTTGGTAATTAATAATATTATTATTCCTTTTATTTCTGCCCTGCTCTTTTAAAGATGACCATTTACAATTTTCAATACTGTATCCTTTATTATTATCTTTTCTATCTAAAGTTTTTCCTTCGGGCCTTTCCCCCATATCCAATAAAAATAAACTAAAATCTTTCCATCTTTCTTCTATGGTAATTCCTCTTCCTCCATAGTCTTTATACCTTTTCTTGTTTTTTTGATTGACTCTAGCCCACATTGATTCCCAAGATGAATAGGTTGGGCTTTTTATACTATTTTTAATATGCCCATGTTTAATACTTCTCTCTCCAATGTTATCCATGAATTCTTGAGCTAAACATCCGCAACTTTTTATTTTTCCGCTAGTTACACTCCACCGTAAATATTCCTTTTCTTTCCCGCAGTCACATTTAAAAAGATAAAGACGGTTTCCAACGTATTTTACTACTGTCAGTCGTTCAAATTTTAGCCCAGTTTGAAGATATTCTCTTGCCATATTTTTAATATTTAACGTCAAATTTATTTACCCAGTTTGAAATCTCTTCTTTATTCATCTCGCCAAAATCACCTTTGCTTGGTGGGGCGTTGATAATTTTATCTGAAGAAAAAAAAGTAGAAAGCTTTATCTTTATTTTAGCAGCGGCGATTTGGCCCCTATTCTCCAAGCTGTCTGCATCATCATTCAGAGCTACGAAGATAGAGGTTGGGTTGATTTTTAATAAGAAGCTAAGTCTCGCCGCAGATAGAGACAACCCAAAATTACATAATACATTCCAGTAGCCCGAATCACAAAGTTGCAATACATCTCCTATGCTTTCTACAATAATGATTTGACCAGTCTGCCGAATTGCTTCGATGTTCCTCTCAAATGCCGGGTAAATCCAATCACTCTTTGAGCCTTTAAGCTTCCATTTAACGACGCCCCTTTCTCCACGATTCAATGCGTCCCGTCCTGCCGCCCCAATCAATTTCCCCTTATCATTTCGGATCTTAAATACAATTCTTCCATAAAGGGGGCCATTTTGTGCTAAACCTGCCCCCATGTAATCTAATGTCTCTTTCGAAATTCCGCGCCGCAAGAAGAAATCGTAGCTTTTTACCAAATCGGCGTAATCAGATTCTACTAGAAATTTTTGTACTTTTATCTTTTCCTTGTCTTGCTCTTCATATTCGCCGTCATCAACATCAGTGCCCGTAAGCCACTTTTTTGCGTCGGCCTCGCTAATCTTTTTGCAAATAGAAACAAACTTTTCCCAAGTCAAGAAACGAGATTCAATAGCATCCCAGACATTACTTTCGTAACACCAAGCACCATTAGGATTATTTCCGCCGCGATACTCGGTTGAGATTGCACAATAGTTGCCCCCAACATAGTTTACGGCAATACCTAGTCTATCTAGACGATTTCGGATTTTATCTAACATTTATAAAGAAAATGGACTCCACTCTACACGATATCCCGCTTTTTGCAAATCTTCTACCATATTTTTTGCGGCAAATTCATTGTAACTATGTACCACAAATTCCTTAACATCGGGCTTATTAGCTGTAATAAATCTCACAACCTCTGAGCCAGTATTCTTCTCTGCGGGATTTTGATAAGCCTCTCCATTTAAATCATGATCTAAAGAAACGAGATCATACCGACCCTCTTTCAAAGCCTCAATGCAATCTGCCGCGTTCCAAACCTGACGCAATTCATCACCCTGCTCTTTAGTTTGGAAGAACTTCGAGTGCCTGGACGAATCATCATCACAAAAAAGTATTTTTTTCATATTTGTTAAAATAAAATTTCAAATTGTTTTACGCTCCCTGTAACTAAAGGTATCTATGAGATTAAAAATTGTTACCGAAAAATATCACTTCACCTTTAGTAAGTCATTATCAGAATTGTTTAAGAGAATTGTTAAAGAGACTGACCTTTCTCAAATTCGCGTTATTGAGCGTGCCATCGAAGATTTCGCGGTTAAGAAGGGGGTAAAATAATATGAAGAAGGGTCGTGGAAATTACAGGCTAGACAATTATGTTTATCTATACTTAGATAATCGGAAGCTTGGTAAATGGGAATTTAGAGACTGGACTTTTCTTTATCAGCCATTTTATGTCGGACGCGGTCTTGATGATAGAATTAACGCACATACAAAGCCGTCTGAACTTTCTAAACCTTTTCGGAAATCTAGGATAATAAATAAAATAAGACGAGTTCTAGGGGAGGAGGTTATCCGATTTAAACTTTATGAAGATTTATCTTACCAAGAATCGGCGTTCCTCGAAAAGGATATAATTGCATTTTTTGGGAGAGAGAAAAATGGAGGTATTTTGGTTAATCTCTCTAAGGACGAATGGGACCGCCCGGCGAAAGAACGAACTTCAAAAACCTCAAATTCAAGAGCGTTACCCACGAGTAAAAGAGTTAATCAATATTCTTTAGATGGAGTTTTTATAAAAACTTGGGAGTATTTAACAGAAATAAGAAACTCTCTGAGAGGGAAAAGTCGAGGGATTGAGTATAGAATCAGAGAATGTTGCAGGGGCGAAAGAGATAACTGTGATGGTTTTATTTGGAAATATGAGGGGACTTCCCCTTACTCTCCTCCTCGCATTCCTCAGCCACACTCTAAACCTGTTTTTCAATATTTCAATGGGAATTTTGTAAAAAGTTATGAATCTGGTGTCGAGGCGGCATTACAAACCGGATTAAATCATAAAGCTATATCACTATGTTGTCTAGGAAAAACTAAGACATCAGGAGGTTTTCGGTGGTTTTTCGAATATGTAGGAGAATCTATACCTCCTCTTGCAGCCACTGTTCGAAAACTATACGGAAGAGGTGTCAACTGTTTCGATTTGGAAATGAACTTTCTTGAAAAATATATAAATATCAAGGATTTTTCAAGATCCAACTCTATAAATGAATCTGCGGGCTATCGCGCTGTAAATACTGGTTTACCCGTTAAGGGGTTTTATGTAAAATACTCTTCATAGTTTTCATTTCGTTAATTTCTCAACCTCATTTAATTTTTTAATAATCTTCCCAACATTCTTAATTGCCGCTAGATCAACTTTAACATCATAAATCACTAAACCTTTTTTAAAAGAAATATTGATTCCAAATGCAGCATCAGCGCTAATCCAACCTCCGTCAAATTCCGCCCAAGCTAGGTCGTCGGCGTGACCGATTTTAGTAACTTTGATCCCGGCTGATATTAAGATTTCGTTAATTTGGGCAATGGTCGCTTCTGTATCCATTTCCTACCAGTTATAATAGCTAATAGATGGGGCATGAATGTCTGAGGCTGATTTACCAAGATAATGTTTCTCATCTTTATCAGCACCACAATCCGCAGAAAAATAAAGAAATCCATCTTCATCAATTTTTAAATCTCCTCTCTGCCCATAATAGAATGTATCGTCGCCTGGGCTTCTATTGGAAAAATATGCCCTTGCCGAACCTACTTCCGAGACTTTTTCGTAAAGTTTTTTTAAAGTCATTATATTGGCTTTATTTCCAATTTTCAATTTCTTCTTCCTGTGCTGGAGTTAAAGTCGTTTCCAATTCACCAATTCTATCATTTACATCAATTTCTGGAAATCCAAAAATCATTTCATGAAATTCTTTCACATGAGGCAGGTTTCGATCTGTTTGGTCTAAAGTAAGACGTAGACCTGTTCCCATCATCAGATCGTCAATATCTTTTTCAAAATCATTAATTTCAATATAGTATCGCTCCCCTTCAGCGTCCCAGCTAATTACTTCATTTTCTTCGCCATAAATTGTTGTAATATTTTCTCGAACAACTTCTGTGCCAGTTCTTAAACTATCAATCATTTCTTGGGGAACATATTGGCTTGCCTCCGCCATTTGATCCTTAGTGAGAGAGATACGATATGTACAAGGCTCTGATAAAAGAAATTGTTTAATTGAGTTTGGAAGGTCGCAGCTTCTTCCAATTGTCGGCGATAGCATAAGTTTTGTCATAGATTATATTTGATTGAGCTTGATTACCGTAGTCTGATTTTTTCTATTGTCAAATGGGCTTTCAGATTTATTTAGTCGTCTGGATTGCATTCAGAGCATCCTGGGTCCCCACAATTACTTTCTCCACCTTGGTTTTCGTCCATAAGGAAGCTATCCATCAGTTGGAGGATTACAAAAGGTTCTTCCGGTAAAGGCATTCCAATCTGATTTTCACTCCAAGCCTCTTCGTCATCATCTTCCCATTCTTCCGGGTCAATGACATTAATTCCTGCTTCAAAACCTGTCTCTTTAACGAAGTTCTCTAAATCTTCCAAGGTCTCAGGCTGAATATAGAAGCGCCAGCCATTTTTATCCCAGTGCGTAAATGCGACCTCCTTCATTTCCATATCGCCGTCTTTCGTAAGCGAAACCATCTTCTGCATATCTTTTACTACCTCACGGGAGTTTTTCAGATCTTCTTTTGTCAAAATTTCAGAAGGTGCTGAGTGGCGATAAGTAGCTCTTTCTTTAAATGCTAATTCTTTTACATGGTCAAGCTGTTGCGAGGAATTAAAAATTTGGGATGTGATAAACCATTTTTTTGTTACGGTTTTTTTAGGTTTCTGGATTTTTGCGGGCATATTAAAGTTTGACTAATTTAGTATATAGAGTTTTTAAGGATTGGTCAATTTTAAGATTATTTTGAATATTTCGAGTAAGTTGCTTTATTGCGATCTGAAGAGCTTTGACGAGGAGTGAGTTGACCTGCTGATCCCAACGCCGCAACAACGTCCTTATAAGTTCCTGCCTCTGTAACTCGAAAATTAGAAAAATTTAGATTAATATGATTCTCTACCCAAACTGTTTGGTTTCCTTCTAATACTTCAAAAGGGCCAGACTCATCAGCGAATTCTCCAAGATTTCGTACAACAATCATACTCAGTTTGTGACTCCCAAATTTATTACTTTCTGTTCCAATCTCTTCTGGACTTTTACGGGTTAAGCTAAAAATTCCAGTGCTGTACCACTTTACCCGGTCAGCCTGTGCGATTTCTGAAGATCTATTTGTCTGGATGGCTGTAATGGAAATTGTTCTTGGCAGCTTTTCCGCTAATTGTTTCATAAGATCTGTTTTCATGCCGATTAGCTCATACTCTTTTAATGCTTGGCCTCCATTTCCAGCAGTTCGATCTTCATTTCCGGCAAACTTTAGATAATCTAAAACGCATACAAAAATATCATCTGGTCCAACAAATTTAGAATGGAATCTTTTTGCTACACTTTCGATCTTATGAATATCCGCTGTTGGTAAATAATGATGGTAGATTGTTCCAGCCTTATCTCTAAACGATTGGAGCGAGTCTTGAGTTTTTTCTAAGCGATCTTTATCTTCCGCGAATTTGCCATTGAGATAATAAAATGCATTTACTCCACTTTTCGCTGCCATTTTTCGGCAAGCTACCTCTCTTTTTGTCATTTCGGTATCAATAAAAAGAACCCGAATTTTCCCCTTCTCCCTCTTCGCTCCAAGTTCAACAAAATGATCTGTCAAAGCTGATAAAAAAGAACTCTTGCCTACCTTGGATGAAGCGGCAAAAACATACAGACCTCCAATCATAAACTGCCCGTACCAACGATTAAAAATTGGGAAAGGCGACGGGAGTCCAAGCTCTCCTTTATTTCCTAATCCTTCGTTTAGCAAAGCCTCCATATCCCCATTGATATCGGTAAAGCTTTGGTCTTCTCCTAATACAGATTCAATTGTAACAGCATCAGTAACGATCTTCTCTGTCCCCGATAGAATATCTCGAAAATTAATCTCAGGATTTTCTAAACTTGTCTCAATAAATTTCTGCGCCTGAATAAGTTTCTTATATGTCTGCCGAGACCAATGGAATTTAGTTAATTCGTCTAGGTATGCAATTTTGGCGTCTAAATTAATAGACATATGCGAAATTGAAGTAACGTAGTCGGCAACATCAAGGCCCTCTACGGAACTAAGTCCCATCAAATTCAATCTAGAAATTAATAAATGCTCATCTAGTGTTTTTGTTTCAGCATAAAGAGTTTTAATTGCCGAAAATATCTTCTGATTAGGAGGAAAAGAGAAGAAGTCTGGCTTTAGATGTTCTCCAACTTCTCCAAGCCATCCAGGATCTTTGAAAAAACATGAAATCAAACAACGCTCAACTTCTCCGGTAATAATTCGTTTTGACATCAATAATTAATTTTACAATAAAGGTTTTCTATGAAAACTAAAATTTTCATTTTCTCAAATTCAAAAAGTCCGCTAAGCTACTAGGAGCCTTCTTCTTGGCTACATACACTACCTCTGGAGCGTTTGCAAGCTCTAAAACCTCCTCTACCCCACCAGCTTCCTCTAAATCGATTTTAGGGGCCTCTATGAGCCTGACTGGTGCAAACTTCCTAAAGAATTCATCGCACCAAGATGCGATCATTCCACCCGTAAAAAAATATCTAAACGTCGGCGGCTGAATTCTTTCAGGAATCTTCATATTTCTTACGGTCTCCTTTCCGTACCTCTCAATCAATTGTCCACATTTTTGGTGCTCAATGGCATAATTACTTACTTGACCATCTAAAACATGAAGCATGATCTCTTTAGTCTCTGGGTCCCATTTAGGCAATTTCTTTTCCTTCACTGGACCCTTCTTTAACTTAATTCCAGCTTCACGTAGAAATAACCGTAATTCAGTCAGCAAGACTGCACCTAAGCCATCTAGAGCCTTAATGTCTTGGAGAGTAAAATTTGAAAAATCCGCCGAAGTGTTGATTTGGGCGGATTGGAGAAGATTAATCGTGCGTTTTGATATAGGGAAATTCCCTATAGGAATAGGCTGTTTTTTGGGTCGGGGCATATTTATTCCATTTAGATTAGGATTTACTTTGCCATCTTACATCTCGACAAGAGGCTCAATTTGTCGCATCACTGCTAGCATTTCATCAAAATCCAACGCTACTACAATTGGCCCAACCTTGATGTTGTGCTTTTCTTTTCTGCGGCGCAATTCACGTTCTAGATCTTCAGTTTCCATTTTAAAGTATATAACCGTTTTGGGTGATTGTCAACTATTTTTTCGCGGAAGTATATTTGGATAAGTTTTTTCAAACCACTTAATCGTAAGTTCTGGATCATCCTCAAAAAAACGAATTATAGGAAACTTTGAATTCTTAGCGGCGAATAGTTCTTTTAAACCGTCCCTCGTTAATTGATCTTCAAATTTTTCCATAGTTCCATGGAAATGTTTCGAAAAAATAGAATGCTGATTCCCATCCACTTCGATAAAAACTTTCTGCTTCTCCTCTTTTTTATCCTCAAAAACACAAAGGAAATCCCATCTAAGCCGATTGATATCTTTTCCACAGAGCGGCACCTCCTCATACCATTCTAAATGCGAATAGTGATCACAGAAAAATTTCTTAATCCGGGTTTGAAACTTCGATAAGCTTGCGGCTTTCCATTTGATCTTGTATGGAGCTAGACCAAGCGGAATTTCATTGCCGCCGAGGGTAGTGAAGATCATAAGTCTACTCCTAATTCTGCAAATGTTTCCTTGCTTAAGTTTTTTAAATGTAAATCAGTTAATTCAACATAATGAAATCCATTTTGTTCTGCCCAAACTCTCTTTTGCTCATCTCTTTTAATAGTTCCAAGAAATCCAATTCGCGACCCATGCATAAAAGGATTGAACTTTTTATGAGTTGAGTTTGGCGAGACTTCCAAAAAAACCTTGGTTGTCAAATTAATCAAGTCTACCCGCAATCTACTCCCTGGAATAATAAATTCTTCAAGAATAGTAGACGTTTCCCAATATTGCCGTAAAAATAATTTAGTAGCTAATTGGGGCTTTGAAACTTTTCGATCCCAGTCTACTAAATATTTTGAGACTGAAATATTAACAATCTTTTCTGGATTGTTTAGCTTGGAGAATTTCACGGGTCAACCCTGTTCAACTCTTATAATAAACTCCTTGGAGAGAAAATCAACGATTGCTGGATTATCATCCAGCCATTTGCCAACTGCTCCGATTCCCCGGAACTTTTCTTCTGGCTCAAATCCTCCACGAGCTAAATCCTTAATTAAATTTGGATGCGGATAATACATCTGACCCTTACCTTCTGGTCGAGAAACAAGCTGCCACATTTCAAGCAAATCAAGAACCTCTTTTTCACGCCAAACAGATTTTCCATCAGTCTGTCCATAACGAATTGGATATCGAATTTCTCTCAAATAACTTTCGTTGTCAGATTTGACAATTTTGCATTTTGCGTAATGACCGATTGGCTTTGATTTTTTTTCGTCTCCTTCGCGAATGATATCCGTTTCCCAGCGAGGCTGAAAGTCTAAAACCCATCCAGCCGCGTGTTCTACAGCGTGTCCTCCACTCGCAGATCCCTGCTTGGGATTACTTTTTTCGTAAGTATTGATCTTAATTGTATCTCGTACTTGGGAGATTAAAACCGTATAATGTCCACGCTTTGAAAGAGCAATTGATACGGTTTTAAAGAAAACTGATGTCAATAAAGCTCCTCCTGCAACTTGTCCAGCAACACCGAATGGTTTCAAAGCATCCTCTTTTTTAATCATCATGTCAAGACTATCCATGATAAAGAAATATTTACACTTGGACTTATTGAACTGAAGCAGATCACGGATCATTTGGAAAACGAACTCAAAAATATTGCTGTCAACAATAAAACAGGTTCCGTTCTCCCACTCTTCTTCATTTTCTACGAATTTAATACCAGAGCGTTTTTGGGAATTTGGAGAAAGCTTTCCCTCGCAACGGAAGTAAATCCCACGACGCTCAAATTTATCGCCATTGCCCTGAAGAAAATGAAACATATAATCTAGTGCCGCACTAGTTTTTCCTCCCGAAGGCGCTCCAATGAATCGATGCGCTCCTGGTTCTAATCCACCATCCATCTGTGAATTCATTAACATACTAGAAGACGGAACTTTATAGTAGATAGTATCTTCAAAGTTGTAATGATCTTCTTTATTTGCTTTCAGGATATTTGATAATACCCGAATTGATTCATTACCTTCTTCTTCTTTTTCCTTCTTAATTGCCATAATAATTATTTTTAATTCCCAAATGGGCTAGTCGGCCTTTCTGCGGCATAACTCTTACATCCCTCACAAATTTTTGGGACGACTGGATTAATATTCTTTTTCCAACAAAAGTAGCCAGATGTCTGGCCCTTGAAACACCCGCCGCAACCGATTTGTGCAACGGAAACCACATTATGAGGCTCGTCGCTTCGGTAGCAGCAGGTGTCGAATTTTTCTTGACCGGTCAAAACTTTTTAAGAAAAAGTGTAGTCAAAAATGGATAAATCAACAAAGCGGATTTACTGAATAAAAGAACTGATCTTTTTCAGGATAATCTCGCCGCTATTGACATCTCGAAATTTAACGGTTTGATCAGTAACTTTGAGGATCTTCGCGCAATAGCATTCTGTCTTATTCCCGTTACGGAAAGAGAGAGATGTGAAGCGCCCATTGTGGTTATTCAGTGTGTTTTTATTCATAAAAATTCCGGAAGCCCGGTAGCTATTGGGGGTCCATAGGGGACCTTAGCCCATTATTAAGAAATGGTACGATTACGGATTTAAATTCTGCATGAATAATCCTTTTCAGTGCCTTAAAATCTTCCTCGTCACGCCAAGCCATTTTGGAGTAACTTACGGCACATTGCATTGCAAAATCCGAACCAAGCTCTTCTAATTCTTTTTCGTCCATCTGTGTATATTATATAGGAAATTTAAAATTTGGTCAATCTACTAAATTGAAGATTTGCATGTCATCGGCTCTAAACTTTTCTCATTTTGAATTTTTTGCCGATATTGCCCCCACCCGCAAAAGTTGCCTGACCATAAACGTCCCAGCTTGTCTTTATGGGTGAAAAAGATACTTGATTGGTCATAAAGTGGAGTTGCTTGATGTTCCATGGGTGAAAAATGAGCAGGTTCGCTATCGACCAATTTGTCGTAGATTCGGCAAGCCTTCTCTAAGCTTTCATCGGCTTTTCGGTATGATGTTTGAGCGCAAAGAGAAGCGGATAGTTTCAGTTTACTATCTATGTCAAACTCTAGTCCATCATCTTCTACGTAAGGAAGATGCCATTCACCAGATTTTAATAGTTTAGGAGTACTTCCATCATGAGCCTTTTTCATATTAGCCGCCAATTGATGAATCGTAGGATCAGCATCTTTGTGATCTCGAAGCTTATACCAATTTTCAAAATTTGTCCCCGTCACTAAAACTTTGATAAAAGAAGAAGATTCAGTTAAACGATTAGCTATTTGCTTATGCGCTCCAATTTTTGAAAGGGCAAAAGAAAAAATACAATTGAATTTTGAGGATAAATCCCAAATCTTTTTTGCGGTAAATAGCCTCCAGCCTGTCAAATCTTCCTTTGCTGACATTCCTGCTTGGTTTTTTCCCCAGCTTACAGGTGCGGCAGGATTGTTCCATACAGCTTTAATCATCGTCAGAATTGGAATAGCTCTGGAACTCGCGGATGATTTTGATAGAATTTTATGTGTCAACAATTCTGAGTGAATGATCCGTGGATATTCTAGCTCAAATGTAATAATTTCTTGACCCCATTCAGTGATAGAATGTTTGATAATTTTGGCGGATGTCATTTAGCTTGCTGCCTCCTCATTTAAATATTTGAAATCTTCAATTTTGTCTTGGCGAATTTGTGCCGCTGAATCAGAATATCCATCTGCATACCGCAACATTAGCTTTGCCTTATTCCCGTCAAGAATAGAAGATCTTAAAAGACCTAGAATCTGTCGAATTCCTTCTGCGCCAAATTCAAGGTCTCCCATTTCTTCATGAATATTTTCAACATCTAGTTTTTTATTATAGACAACGTGTTTTTTAACAGCGTCTAGAATTTCTGCCGCTTCACCCACTAGTAAAGTCGCCATGTGCCATAGGTCAACTTTTTCAGGAGTCAGCGTTTCTAGAATTTGTTCGCCAGGTTTTTTCAGTGTTTTTACTAGTTCTTCGTGAGTCATCATAAATTTTAAAAAATTAATATATTGTGCTTATTCGCCAGTTTGTTTTTCTTTATTTGGAATCCTCTCGCATTTACATTGCCACGCCGTGAAAGAGCCATAGTAAAATCCTTGGTAAGTAACTGGTTTCATTTCAGCTTTACAATAAGGACAGATCGGCATTTTTATACGATTTAACTTTATAGTAGATTTCACGAAATTCTTTTATATCCAGAAATGTTTTCAGGTATTTGATCGACCAAAGATTTACTTTGACCGCCCATTGCCCATTCATGCTTTATGAACACTCCATCTGTATTAACATAAAAATCAATTGCATTTGTAAACATCGCGCCCAACCCCTGCCGAAACTCGGCTATTAACTTTGCCGAACAAAGTGATAATGTTGCCGTTTTTACATTTGTTTCTATAGCATGTTCCATATTATTATTTACTTAAGGTGTTGGCAACAAGCCATTCTTTAAATTTCGCTTTATCCTCCGCAGAATCGTCCCAATCATCTCTAAGAGATTTAATAGGCTCAATACTAGTAACTCTAGTGGAATAGTTTTCTGTCTTAGCCTTACGGACAACAACTAATGAACGGTAGTCTTCGCGGCTTTGAATTTCAGATGGGCAAAGTTTCCGTTTTGGCTTTTCCAGTGGTTTCGTTAGTTCTTTATGAGTCATATTACACTACTACTACAGATTCAGAATAAGTCAACAAATTTCAGAAAAAATTTAAATTCAATGGCCAGTAGTCAACGATTTCTTGCAAGCGGTCAAGAGGAAAATCATTGGTCATAATAGTTTGCGCTGGAATATTAACAGATGGTTGAATAGTTATAATTCCATTGTCATTAACATTAATTAAATTTTCATACATGTAATCCCATACTGTTTGGAGCACCATGAAATCATCTTCATTTTCAATTTGATCCCAATCGTCTTGGCACTCCCATGTTTCAAAATCTTGTAAATTATCAAGATTGTCAAAATATGCAACTAAACTACATTCTTGGCCAATGCTATATTTATCAAGCCATCTATATGCGGCCCATATTTTATAGCTAGAATCGGGTTCTGTTTTTTCTTCAATCCGAACTGTTACAACAGCTTCTACTTTTTTAGATTTCGGAGACTGCTTATAAAACAAATAATGAATATTATCAGATGTAGAATTTTCCATATCACGCCTTTAATTGTATTTAGAGTCTACTTTTTTCCTAACTTCTTCCAACTTTTTAATCTCCTCAATTTCTGCTTGAATCTTTATTTTTTCCTTTTCAATATCAGTAATTATAGGAAAGATATATTTTGCCAATGATTTTAATTTTTTCTTCATCCTTCACCAGGCACCGAGACTTCCCATCCTAGTCGGGAAATAATTTTATCCATTGACTCTTTAGTCCGAAAAGTATTAACTTGGCAAGTTTCATTACGACCTTCAAATGTCGAGGCGCTAATCTGTTTAATTTCTGAATCAGGAATTACCAACATAGAATCATCTATGAGGCGTAGCAGCATGGCGCGGATTTTTACAGCAGGCTTTTTTTTACTTAGGGCTTTATTTTTTACAATCATAATATTAAATTTTGGTGGGAGATGAGGGAATTGCACCCATCGCCGCCTTCCACTTTGTTATAATGGCAACGGATTTACAGTCCGCCAAGTGGGGCATCGCCCGTATTCAAGTATACGGCGGGAATTTTGAAAAGTCAAGAGAAATTATTATGCCAACATCAGTTTAAATGGTTCCTAAACCGTCATCTGTACGGAAAAGGAACCATTTAAGCTTTGGATTCTACGCTTCGCAAGACGAACAATTAAGAATCGATCTGGCCAATTGCTGACTAGGATTACTAGAGCGTTGGTAATAGACTCCTTTTAGTCCTTTTCGCCACGCTTCAATCAAAAGAAGGCTCATGTCCTTTACAGGAGTCTCAGGAGGAATCATGAAATTGATACTTTGTCCTTGGTCAATATCTTTCTGCCGCGCCGAAGCCTGATTAATAATTTCCATCTGGCTAATTTCACCAAAAGTTTTGAATACATCTTTTTCATCTTGAGTCAAAAAGGTGAGATGCTGAACTGATCCCCCATGATTCAAGATAGATTTCCAAACTTCTGTAGAGTTTTCCCCTTTTTCTTTTAAGAGTTTTTTAACATACGGATTTTTAAAGGTGAACTTCCCTTTAGCTAAATCCTTAATGAAATAATTGGAGTTTAGTGGCTCAATCGACGGAGATACTTGGCCAAGAATAAACGAACTTGATGTTGTCGGGGCAACGGCACGAGTTGTACTATTCCTAATCCCATACCCCTTTAGAAGCTCAGGCTCTCCGAATAAAACCGCTAATTCTTGTGTAGCTTTATTGCACTTATTTGCAATATTTTTCCAAACTTGGGAGTTCAAAAGCTTTGCTTCCATGGACTCAAAGCTAATCATTTTTGACTGTAACAGAGAATGCCATCCTAAAACTCCTAATCCAAGCGCTCGTTGGTTCATCGCAAAGCGCCGTGGAGCTTCCATGAATGCCATGCCTTCTGTTTTATTGATGAACTCTGTCATCACTGCATCTAAAAAGTAAATTAGCGTCTCTACAGCGTCAGTATCTTTCCATTCATCATAATGAAGTAGATTCATTGAAGAAAGGTTGCAAACAAAAGACTCTTTATCCGAATTAGCTAAATAAATTTCATTACACAGATTGGAATGGTTAATCTTTAGTCCTTTGTCTTTATAAACTTGCGGAGAGTTTTTATTTACTGTGTCAGAAAAGAAAAGATAAGGATATCCCGAACTCGACCGTTTCTCCAAAATCTTTTTCCAAACAGTCATATTCTCTTTTTTCTTCTCCAAGAGATCATTCATCCACTGATCGGAAATACAAACTCCTAAAGACATTTCTTGGATTGGATGCCCAGTATCGCGAATACGCAAAAACTCTAAAATATCAGGATGATCTACTGGAAGGTATGCCGCGAAAGATCCTCTGCGAACATTTCCTTGACTTACAACATTCATTAGCTTGTCGAAAATTTCCATAAAATGGACAGAACCAGTTGATTCACCACCAGACGAAATTTTGCTACCTCTGCCGCGAAGATCACCGAAAAAAGCAGAAGTTCCACCTCCAGCTTTTGTCATCATTCCTACTTCTGCCGCTTTGCCAAGAATATCTTCCATGCTATCCCCAATGTAACTTCCGAAACAGGAGATAGGCAAGCCACGAGACTTAGAGAAATTAGACCAAATTGGAGAGCTTAAGCTATACCAGCCGCGAGATAGGTAATCTTCAAATTTTTCGGCAAATCCATCAATTCCAAGATTTTTTTCTGCCTCTTTCGCGATTTCCCAAATTCGATCTTCGGCAGATTGTCCTTCTTCAAGATACCCCCTGGATAAATATTTGCGTGATTCCTCATTAAGCCAATAATATTTACTCATAAATTAAAATAGATCGTCGGTATCAAAGCTCTGAGACTTCTTGCTATATTCTACAGGTCGGCGGGCAAAAAAGTCAGTAGATGTATTTCCTAAAACTTCTTCGTCAAACCAAAGAGTTTGCTTAATTAAAAATTCATCGATTTCAAAAGCTTTGCGGTAGCCAATCTCAATTAAAGAATCATTAATTCTATTCTTAACGAACTCTTTCAAGACTTCTGGATTCAATCCATCTTCGGTTACTCCTTCTAAAGCCCAATCAATAATATTTGATTCAGCTTTAAATGCTTCTTTCGCCTCATGAATAATTTTTTCTTCTAAGTCTTGATCAAAAAGTTCTGGGTATTCATCTCGGATTACATTAATAATCTTGATTCCTACCATTGAATGAATTCTCTCCTCTTTCGCGGTATAAGCAGTCTGCTGAGTGACCGACTTTAAAACATTCTTGTGCCGATTTAGCCAATTGACAATATAGAATTGACTGAAAAGAGAAACATTTTCAACGAACAAAGTGAACAAAGTCACGGCGTAGAGATATTGCTTTTTCTTATCAGAGTATTCTTTTTTCCGATATTTACGAAGATAGTCTACACGACCCTTAAAAAAGGGCAACTTTAGATTCTTCTCAAAGACATCTTCGATCCCTAGTTCTTCCAAAAGTCTCCCATAAGCTTGGGAATGGGTTACCTCAATGGCTGCGAGTTTAAAACCAAGGTCAATTAAACTAGGATGCGGAAGATTTTCTCCTAATTTGCCCCAATAAACTTTTACTTCTGTTTCCACTTGGGAGATAGCAGAAAGAGTTCTAATGACACACTCTTTGATTTGTGGTGATAGAGCTACATTAAAATCTTGGATATCGCTAGCAAAAGAAAATTCTTTGTCTGTCCAGTGCCCTGAGTCCATTGCGTCAATGAATTCATAAGCCCATGGATATCGGTCTGGCTTGCGACTAATTTGTTCATCAAAGATTCTAATTTTATCACTCATATTTAAAATTTATAGTCCACTGCTAATTTCCATCGCCTCTACCTCTGCCGCAATTTTTGCCTGCTCTGTTGTTGCGTTTATTGAGGCTTGTTTTGTTGCCTCTTTCGCTGCCGTATTCGTTACATCCGCCGCAGTCTTGGAGTTCTTCACGGATTGATAAGTGGCGTTCCCAGTGCTCCAGATATCAGTTGCTGCCCACGCCCCAATACCCCATTTAACAACCCCGCCCAAATCAGAAAAGGATTTCTCATTATTGGCTCCCGCCATAACTACTGTATCTCCTTTCTTCACAAAAATCATATCCTTGCCGCCGACTCGGCTTCCAGATTTGATAGAAATTCCATCTACAACTACTGAATTCGATGTGCTACATGCTACAAGAAAACACGGAAATGCTAAAAGGATTAGATTTTTCATTTAAATTTTATTTAGCTAAGTTTTCCAAGGACCTCTAAAAAATCCTTAATAACAGGATCTTTGATCATCTTCTCATAGCTACGATAATTGGCTTTCTTCTTTTTGTCAAGAGCCGCTTTGGCTTTTTTCCATGCTGCATATAACTTTGCAGGATCAGTTTCTAAATCGCCAATAGGAAATTCCAGCAACAACCGCTCTGTTTCTAAGCCGCCGACATTCTCTACATAAAATGAAAAAGTTGACTCCGTTACTGACGCCCCGCTATAAAAATTGCCTTCTAGCTTAGCAATAAATTCGCCAGCAATCTCATCAATTTTTTCAAAAACTTCTTCTAATTCCATATTAATTTTTAAAATTTATTCAATTATAATGTCTCGACTTGGCTTTGCTTGTTTACCACGCTTTGCTTTTCCACCTCTAGCATCACTATATTTTTTATCAGCTTCTGCTTTAAGAAGATCAACTCCACCCATTTTCTCGGCCCTAGCTTCGCTAAGATCAGAAGCGCGATCCCAGATATCACCCAAGGTTCCACCTTTTGAGGTTTTGTCAAGGAATTGTTTTGGGTTAAACGGGTCAGATTTAACGTCCATGCTAATCTGAGGTACGGTCCAGACCCGATCCCATTTTACTCCCGCAAGAATATATTCGTGAACATCGTTTACGGATAGAAAAAGAGAAATAATATCTCTGGGATCTTGTGGATTAGAAAATTGATATTCTGGCATGGCTGGCAAATGATATTACAGTAGTTCCTAAAAGGCTGGAAATATTTTCTTTAAGAAATTGAAAATTCAGAGCGGATTGTTAAATTAAATTCTGGAATTGAGATAGATGTGGCGATGCCTAGCTCTAAAGCTTTTTCGCTGGTAATCAACCAGTCATCCAATAAATTATTCTTTAATTGCTTTTTAATCCAATCCTTGGGTTTCTTAAGATGCTTACTAAGAACTTCATTCATTAAATCATTTTCCTTACCGTGCCACTCAACGACTTGTCGAGCCTCTTGTAGATTTCCCTCAAAGCCTAGTTGAGTACTGTGAAATAAGAGTGAAGAGAATTTCCCCATGTACCGGTGATCACAATACATGAAAACACAGCATCCTGCTGAAGCTGCTGTTCCAGATACTACGGCAGCAAATTGCATTCCCTTCTCACGATAACAATCCATGATTGACATAAAGCCAAACAAAATTGCTGCACTGCCTCCATCGCTTTGAATAAAGATGGGCATCAAAGGCTGAGAATTCTCATGAGCGCGATGCAGCGTCTTTGAGAATGCCTGCAAAGACCTTTCTGAAAAATCGGTAAGATGAAAAACACCCGGCACTGCGACATCTCTGACTTGAGGCGATTGACTAATATTCCACATAATTATTTTTTATTATTCTCTATTTTAGATATAAATTTTAAAAATCCAAAAGACAATCAACTGTATTTTTCACAGAAAACTTATCTGCCAAAGCTTTTCCAACCTCTGGATCTGGAACATCCATATTTAAGGCTTGTTCCATTCCTGCAATTCCAGCGTCCTCATCCCAAGTAAAAATATTACCTTGGTTGTATGGCTGGCCTTTTTGGAAAAACATTCCATCTGTTGCGTCTTCTTTTCCAGAAGGCTCAACAAAAATAGAGTTCGTATCAGAACAATAGTCAGTATGAGCATGAGCACGTAGAACTACGCCTCTTTTGCCTAAACAGCGAGTTTGTAACAATGGTAGTCCAAACCCTTCTCCACCGCTTAGTCCTAGATCGATATCAATTACATTTAGAGCTTGGTTGAACTCTTCCTTTGTAAGAAAACCAAATAGATTTACATTCCAAGGAAGCTCTCTTCCAATTTCCCGCTCAATAATTTGCTTGTGTGCTGCAATATGATTTTTAGGGTCTATTCCGCCCATGATGAATGGATTAAAGACATGGCAATGTAGCCGATATTTCTTATCCCCTCCAAAGCGTTTTACCCAAGCTCCGATTGTCTTGGTCGTCCACTTGCGCTTTTCAAGTTTGCCTAAAACTGAGAAGATTGTGACATCTTCAAGGCCCTTTCGTGGGGCATCTACGTGAGAAAACAGACTGGCGTCAAAGAAGTTAGGAGTTACGCCAGCCTGGAGACCTTTAGCCTCAAAAGTTTGTTTAGAAAAATTCGATGGAACTAGAATCCTCGAATACTGAGCCATGATATTCTTTTCAGTATCCGTAATGGAGTCGATTTCATGAACTGTATAAAGAGTATTTATATCAGACAGTCTCGATTGGCTACCATTAATGTGCCAAACCTTAATTGCTGGTTCAGACTTTTTATAATTAGTTAATGCTTTTCCACTGCAATACTGGAACCACTGTGGAAACCCTTCTGGTAAATTGGCATATCCAAAATCAGGATTTCCAATAATGAAGATATTCGGGGTCAAACCTCTTTTAAAAAGTTCAACGGCAATACCCATTCCGACACTGCCAAGGCCGGTTTGATTTAGAGGGAGTTCAATACTAAACGTCATGGTTGATTCTACTTAAAGTTTTAGGATTGGTCAATCTCTGTTTCTTCGATTTGAATGGTTTTGTCAAACTTTTTGATAAGAGCAAAAGATGAATCTAATCCAAATAAAGTTTCTGCCCAAGTTGAAATCCAGCCTTCAGTATTTTCAAGGGTTTCCCAAGAAGGGAGGTATAAAACTTCAGGAGGTCCATGCGGCTCAAAAACTTCAAAGCATTGAATAATCCAATCCATTCCTGGTTTTAGAGAAGTGAAAATCCGCGCATCTTCTTCCATCGCTAAACTTTCTAAGTTGAATACTGAAACAGTCACAGTAAATTTCTCATGCTGATCCTCAATCAATTGCGTCATCACCTGATATCGTATTCCACCATCAATAGATACCAAAAATGGTTCCCGATGGGAGAAACAGGCTGCACGGACTAGGTTGGATTGAGACATTTGTTTTTTACGATAAACGCGATTATTGGACTTGTCAATGGAATATATAATGGAAAACCTGCGATAAGGCAAATCCCGAGAGATAGCCAAAGATTATGGCACAATTGGCATTTCCACAAGTTGAAAATTAAATCTGCACAAATTTTTTCAGCGGCGCGACGACTTTGCATCCAAATCAGAAGCCTAGTTCTGAAATCTTCAAAAAGTGTAGACTCATGGGTTACAAAATTTAAATAAGACAGTAAAATGCCTACGCAAATAATTAGTTCTAAATTCATACATCTTGTAAACCTTCTTTTAGCTCCGAGTCAACCCATTTTTCCATTTTTCTCACCATCTCGCCGCCTTCTTTCCACAAACCAGAATTTTCCTTCATTACACGTTCCACCTCTAAACGTGGAATCGACTCTCCATTCTCAAATTTGCTAAAATCATGCCAGCGGAATTGAACATCAGCAGCTTTGCGGATTAGTGGGTCATTTTTCTCTTCCTCGCTGTTCGCTGGCTCTAGAACATGGAATTGCCCATACCAGTCCTTGCTGTCATATCTTTCAACGTGGACGATTTTCCCACCATTAGATTTTACAAATCCAAGCTCGTCGCCGCCGCCAAATTCCGCAAAACGCAAATCCGTAATAAATCTTACTTGCGGTCCTTCTGGGGAAAGGAGAGTATCTCGGATTTTATTCAACCAATACTGCCCCTTACTATCATTTCTGCGGAGCTTGCCATATTGAACAAGCAATGGCCGAACCCTTGTCTTCTCTTCAGTAACCTCGGTAAACGCCGAAAATCCAAACTTATCAGTTATAAAATGGTCCAGGTCTCTCTTCAATTCGTCGGCGAAAGCCCATCGCCCGCAGGTGATTCCTTCTTCTTTGAGAAAATCAGAGGCGAATCTGTAAAAAGAGTCCTTGCCCGATCGCCCGACCCCCGAAAGGGCTATAATTTTAAATGATTTCATTCCTTTATTATAGGTGGAAACGAAAGAAAAAGTCAACCGACTGTCTCAAAATGATTATTTTCGCGAAAAAAAATGGTTGAGGCTTTCGGATTTGACCAAAAAACGGGCAGGAAAAGAATCATTAATAATTTAAAATAAATTGTTCCCTTTTCTTTACCATTCCTGTAATTAAACATATAATTATGAATCACCGAATTAAAACTAAACGCTATAATTTTTGCTTTGACCCGAAAATTGACGAACTCTTGAAAAAAATTAAAGCAGAAACTTCAATAGGATTAACGAAAATTGTGGAGTTAGCTGTTGTTGATTTTGCCGAAAAGAAAGGAGTTTCTTTATGATCGGTGTCGTTTTTAACATGAATATCGAATCTCTTGCGATTTGCCCAAGAACCAACGGAATTTACAAAATCACAAATACGAAAACAGGAAGATTCTATATTGGCCGAGCAGAATACAAGAAAGGTTTTTTTCGCCGGTGGTATCACCATAGGTGGCAACTTAGAAAAAATATCCATGAAAATCCTCATTTGCAAAACTCTTATAACAAATATGGAGAGTCTTGTTTCACCTTCGAGATTCTTGAAATTAAAGACTATGGAGATCCGTTAATAGATCTAGAGTCAGAATATATCATAAATTTAAAAGCCATGTACTTTGAAGACGGGTATAATCTTACGAATGAAAGGTTTGCCGCAAAATATCCTAAAATATACAGAGAAAATCATCATAACTCAAAAGAATTTGAACTGCTTGACCCAGAAGGAAATTTAATTAAAGGCAGGAATTTAAGTCAATTCTGTGAAGAACTAGATGTGGGCGTAGGAGCCATGTGGGATGTCATCCACGGAGATAGAAAATCCTACAAAGGATTCAAATCTCCCAATCCCGAATTTCACGTAGTTAAAAAAGAGTATCGCTTGCTCTCGCCCGAAAAAGAATTGTTCGTATTTGACAACGCCGCAGAATTCGCGAGAAAGATAGGGGTAAACAAACGTTCTATACACAAAGTATTAAAAGGGGAAAGGTCTAATGCCGAGGGCTACCATCTTGAAAATCCATTACCAGAACATCAAAGAAATCTTGATAATTATTTCAATAGGAAGCATCTCTCTGATCGAATCAACTTTCAATGAATCCGTCCAAATCCTTTTTTAGCTCATCAGCAAAAGCCCAGCGGCCACATGAAATTCCCTCCGTTTCTAGAAATTCCGAAGCGAAGCGGTAAAAAGAGTCCTTCCCCGCCCGACCGACGCCAGAGATTCCGATAATTTTAAATGGTTGCATTGATGAATTGTATCGGGCTTTTGTGCGGAAAGTCAATCTTAGAATTTTTAAAATTAAATTCCTTTTCTGCATATTCGCCTGTAAAAGAACTTGACTTATTTGATTTCCGACTTTTTAATTACTGTGATGCCTAAAATGAATTACTCTCTGGTAAACCCCGATAAAACGATTCTCAAAAATGAAAACATGATTCGAACAATAGGGTATGGGGGAGAGGGGACCATTGCTGGAGGGAGGGAGAGGGTGTCTCTTTATAAGGGGAGGTTTAGAGAAGTACAAGAAGTAATAGAGGGGAGGTCTATACTTAGTAATGATGTAGATTGGGAATTTAAAGAGAAATCTTTCTTAATCCCTTCAGACTTTTCTAATAATGAGCTTCTTAGCCTTGGCTTGAAAGAGAAACATATTGCGAATGCTATGGTTTTTCTTTCCTTATTAAGGATTTCAACAAAGTACAAAGAGGTTGTTCTGAGGGATGTTAATCCATTCAGTAGAATTAACAGTATAGTTCTTTCGGAATTTATGTTAACTCTTGGCTCCGGTACGAAAGACATGTTGAAAAAATTAAGCATTGCACAATGGATTGAGATTGACCATTCTTACCAAGCAGGAATCAAATCAAAAGGATATCGTCTTGGGAAAAGATTTGAAAACTCAAAATGGATTTCCGCAAATTGGAAAGAAAGTCTTGAAAAATTTGTCCCAGGTGTCCTGCAAGGAGGTTATATTTCTAGGAGCAGAGATGTTTTGTATGGACTCTGGGATAGAGCTTGTATATATTTTACCAACTGGCAGGCTATGGCTGACGGCCCTTTAAAGGAAATCTGCAAAAGAACGTCAGAAATAGGCCGTAAATTGATCGTAAGATACTGTGAGGCTCTGACTAAGGAAATTAATACAAACGCTGTAGAGCATATCAAATGCCCAGCAAATCAAGCATCTGTAGAAAATGGATGGACACTAGAGAAACAAATTCAAAATTATTGGGATTCTTTGTCGTATTTTGACGGTAAAAGTTTTTCTGTTACCTGTCACGACGAAAGGTTTAAGTTTTTTACTTACCGTTTGTATTCAAATGTTGTAAATTTAAAATCTGAGTTTCGCCAATTTCTAGAACTAGATGGACAGCAAATGGTGAACGTGGATATCCAATCCTGCCAAGTGGCTTTACTGGCGACATTCTATAACACTGAAGATTTAGTGGAAAAAGAGAAATTCATCAAAATTATTTGCGAAAAAGATATTTATCTATTTATCGCGGGAGATAAAATTGAGCGGAAACAAGCGAAATCTGACTTTTTCTATATCATGTTCGACAAGAATTGTAACCAAAAAGGAGAAACTTGCCGCCGATTTAAAGAGGAATTTCCAATCTTAACTCAAAGGATTTACGACGAAAAGAAAAGAAATGGTTATAAAAGTGTAGCTCGTCTAATGCAGACAAAAGAAGCTTCTATTATGATATTAGGAGCATTGAATAAACTCCTTTTCGTAAATGAAATTGAAGCTTTTTCAATCCACGACTCTATCTTTTGTCTTCTTAAAGACGTAAAATTAGTAGAAGAAACTATCCGCTCCTTCTTTACAAATCAAATGGGCTTCTGCCCAGCAATTAAAGTGGAAGCGCCCAGAGTGGATGAATCTGCCAACCGTATTGGGCAGCAATCATAAGGGCATCTTTTAGAGGGATAGGAACTTGTGTCGGCCCGAAAGCTCCATCTTCGTCCTCAAAACCCGCTGACCAGCAAATATCATTTCCATTAAATTTTCCGAACTGTGGGCGAAGGCTCATCAAGTAAACGGTCATGTTTGGATCTGGGAAATCTTCTTTGTCAACGTCTCTCCAGTAATCTGGTGCCGCGACATTATCCCACAAATTTACTTTTTGATCTTCCATACCGCTTGATTCTAAATTATTTTTTAAATAAAGTCAAGTCATAAACGGTACAGCATGTCCATCAGCAACAATTAATTCATTTAAATTAACTTCATCTAAATATACAGTCGCCAGCCACCTTCCGTATTTATCTGTAGGATTTTTGAAAGTTTCAATGGTAACTTCTTTTCCAACTGGTAACTTCGTTTTGACGTAAGCTGTTGCTTCTGAACCTCCTAAAGCATTTCTCTCTGGGGTATTAATTCCAATGAGTCTCACGCGAACCTCATGATTGATGCGAAATCCAAGAGACACGAAAAAGTCAATAGTGTCACCATCGACGACTCGCTGAACAGTAGCTTTATATTTGTAGTACATAATAGTTTTAAAAAGTTAATTTCGATAATACCCCGAGACTTTATCATAGGTGAATGGCAAGTCTTTCTTCTTGCCGCCCTGCTCTACTTTATAAATATCAGAAAAGTAACGAATTGATCCGCAATCAAAGTATTCAATATTTAAACGTCCATTTATAGGCTCAATTGAGAAAATAGGTATATAAAGGGTGTAGGTCAAATTCCCTAATTCATCATATTTTAAACCAGAATTTTTTGGAATAGCCGTCCCTTGTTCAATCCGCGCCCATTGTGTGCTTAATTTTTCATAGTCGCCTCTTGTATACCCATATGGAATTTTCATCCAAAATAAGGTTTTCCCAACCTTATCTACAAAAAACCTCCCACCTGAGGCATCATCTGGAGTTAAATATAAATTTTCGCTAGTCTCAGTATCAACATCAAACGCTGTAAGAGGGAAGTACTGAGAAATTTCATCTTTTCTTTTCTCCTTTACTAAAAATGAATATAAGAAAATTGCAAACTCAGTTGCCGCAGGTGAATAAAAGTCCAAAAAAGAATTTCCTAAAACGCTTGAAGAAGATGATGCAACATTAAAATCACGTAGAAGTTGCGGTCTAAATCGCGGCCCAACATTAATTTCATATTTTGAATCTGTTACGTCACGAACTGAAACTCGAAAGTCTCTTATTGGTTGAATATAAGTTGGTCTACTTTCAAACACGGCAGAAAAAATGGTCGTTAAAGTCTTTTAGATCAGATGAAGAAGAGGTGCCCTTAAATTGAAAAACCTGTCGATATCTATTTTTACCAGAAATATCATCACGATATTCCTGAAGTAAATCTGGCGATATATTATTAATATCAATAGTAGTCCCTTTACTAAAAATTAATTCAGTTGCAGATCCTAATCCAGAATAGCTAGAGTTTTCCCAAGAGTCCAATAAAGTAATAGAGACTTTATCTTTCATGTATGGCGCTCCTTCTTTTATTATCCAAGACCCTCCAAGCTTCTCAAATACATTTTTAGCCATTAACTGGTCAAAGCTTATAATTTCTGCCCCTAGAACTCTTGAATAATTCTCTGGATTAATGGGGGTTCCATCTGGATTGGCCTGTTTTTTAATTAAAAAATAAATTTGGCCCCTATTATAATTTATATTTTCAGGTTCTTTTGGCAATGCGTATCCATCTTGATCAAATTTAATTGTTGTCGTAAGAGTCGCCGCATCAATACTCTTTTGATCTTTAAAATCAATCTGTTTCATTTCAGTCCCATTAATCATTATCGGGATACGGTACTTTTCTAATTCATCTTCAGTTAATATTAAATTCTGATTAAATGTGATAATATTATATGTCCCATCAGATAATTTTACTACTAAAAGCGGTTTAGTTCGAGACCTCTCAATACTAGAAATATCATAAAGTTTACCTCTTTGGATTGCCACTTTAATAGTTACCTCTAGATTTTTCGGCCCAGGAACTAAAAAATTAGGAGTATCTTCATAAATTGGAGCATTTGATTCTAAATAATATTTTTTAAAAGGATAATCATCAGGATACGGCGCACCTATGATTGGCGCAATTAGCTCATTACGCTCGGTGCCAACCCACCTTCTATTTTGGAATCCTACCCAACGCGGGATATAACTCGATTCAAACATTAAGTTGTAAATTGGTTGGTCAGAATATTTACTTCACCAGTTTTTCCTCCTGCCTTCACACGTAGTGTGACCTCATCTGAAGAGTCAGTATCGGTTGAAGTATAATCAACTTTAACATACCCTTTTATGAATCCAGCATCGTAATTATAAGGAGTTGGATTCATAAATTTAGTTGGAGAAAACCAGCCGTAATCTTTATAGCTTGTGCCGTAATTTCCATCTGTCTCAGAATAATAAAGATTAAATTTACTATTTATATTACCAGATGGAACATATCCATATCCATAAAATAATCCTGAGGCTGTCAGATTAATTGCAGGATCAGGAAACTCTAATGAAATAGTATTATAAATAATAGTTTCTTCCTCTCCAATAACTTCACGAGTTGCTGGATAAATAACAGGAAGTGGGATAAAAGCACGATCACATGTTCCGGCATAAGTACCAAAATATCCACCACTTTGAATAGAATACTCAACTTCAAAAGGGGTATCTGTTCCTTTTATAACGTATAGTCCAAATGTTTCTGATCCATCATCACTACTTCCAGAAGAGAAAATGCAACCCCGTCCGTAATAAGAATTCCCATTTGTCGCAATTATTCCATTTCCAACATAAGGATAAACCCCAGTATCATTTGGGCTTGAAAAGACTGGGCCTTGCATTGTAATACCAGGAAAATTAATATATCCTACTGTACGGCCTGTAAATCCAAATACGGCTGGATTAACTACTCCTCCACTGGTTGGAGAATAACCCCCAGTTATATTTGGCACTGCAAGATTTTCATAAAATTCAAGCATCATTGGAGCTATAACAATATTAGAAGGTCCTGTAGGAAATCCCCAAGTTTGATATTGTTCAAGTGGAGCGCCAGTTCCATAAAAGCCTGTTATTCCATTAGAAATCCATCCTCTAGCGGTCGTACTTGTTAAATTACATTCTGCCCCATAGCCCCATTCATCAGTGACAGGGCCGTAAGGAACTCCAATTCCATTTGGCTCCCAATCATAAGCGTTTCCAACAAAAGATACATCACCAGTACCACTTCCGTAAAGCTCAATTCGACTAGTGTAAGTGCGCCCTGTCCCCTCGCCAAAGAAAGAAGCAACAGGAGACTCTCTAGTTACAATACCTTCCCCTGTTTTTAAAACATTAACATTTCCTCCTCCAAGCCCAGTCGCAAATAAAGCTGGATTGTATGCATCAACTTTAACTCCACCATTAACAAAAGGAGTTGTACTAGAGTCAACATAAAAATAAGGACTGTATCCAGAATTTAGATAACCATAACATCTTTCATTAAAAATATGAATTCCTTGCTCGGATTCTATATAATCATGAGTCGCTACAACATCGCCCAAACCGCTAAATGAATACCCCATATAACCAGGATAAGGACCATTATAAAGACCATCAATTAAAACTCCAGTAATTATAAAAGAATTTACACCAGTAAAATAAACTTGTGTAGTTCGTGATGGGGCAGCTTTTGAAATACTAATTATAGTATCTACAAGATTATATTGGGTATTGAATGGTTCGTTTTCTGGATCTAAAAGGTTCGCAGTTCCAGTAATTTTTGGTGCAGAATAAATTAATCCACTTCCTCTTACATTCCCAGAATAATTTAGAATACCCGTGCCTGTCCCCGAAAGATTAGAAGTCGCAAAACTAGAAGCCGTCTCTAATTCTAAAGTCATCTTATTATCATAATTAGAATAATAATCAATTTCAAATTCTAAAGAGCTATTAGTTTGAACTAAATTAGATGGGCCGTAAAGACTTAAATAGATTCCTGAATCATATATGCCCGCAACGGTTGACGTTCCTGTCGTCGCAATTAGCGTCTTTGAAATACGACCAAATAAAGTATCAAATTCAACATTAACGGATTGATTGCTGAAAATATTATTCCCACTAATAATATAATGGACTCCACCAGATCCAGAAGCTTGGAAGCTTTTGACTGATCCATCTGACGCAGCAACAGAAACGCCTAATAATCCATAAGGAACGCTCTGAGAAGGATAACCACTTAGACCTGATTGTATAAGATTTCCAGAAAATAAGTTTTCTCCAATTCCAATAAGATTAGAATATTCAGTGGGCGGGGCGAATCCATTAATTGATAAATCAAAATTTACATTTTCCGATCCTAGATTTTGAATAAAAAATCTATCAAATGGTTTTCCCGTATATCCAGAGTATAGATCCTCTGAAGAAATTAACCGTCCATTAAATTTCTGATAACTATAGTAATCCTCTGTTCCAAGATTAAAGATTAATTCCTTTTTTAATCCATAATCAAAGCGGTTCTCTCCGCTCTGGTATGTGGTAATAAAACGGTCTTGATAATCAAATACTAGACCGCTTTTAAGAGTATATTGTGATCTTACTGTTCCGTCACTAGACTTAAGGCCGAAAATAAGATTTTTTCCTGGCGAGTAAAGAGATAAAGAGTAATTAAAATCAAGATTATCTCCCAAGTAGTCAGGCGGAAGCTGCTGTTGGAATCGACGAGTTTTAGAGGTATTTCCTGAAACGGTAATCATGATTTTCTAAAATAGTTCTTTGCTTTGCCAAGAATAGCTGCATTTTTTTTAAAATTTTTCTCTAAAATAGAGTCAGATTTGCTTTGCGGAGGTAAGTTTGAAAAAGAAAGAGAAGATCGCAGCCCGCTCTCGCTGACATTAATAGTAAAACTTTGTAGTCCGTCTTTTGCCGAAAAAGCCACGTTCGGAATCCCTGAAATATCATACCTCTTTTCAATTCTTTCAATATTTGGAAACATTTTTTGGCGAGCATTAAATTTAAATAATAGTTGCCGAATTGCATTATCGCTGTAACCACAAGTATTTGTTCCAGATGACTCAAGAAATTCTATCAAATTTTGAGTAGCATCTTCAAAAACCAATTCAGTTGAAATATCTTTATTTGATTCCGTTATAGAGTCCCCTAGAATTACTTCTTTTTTCTCTAAAACTATATTATAGTCACTTGTAGAGTTGTCACTATTAGCAATAACTCGATATCCTCCATAATTAGATCCAAATCTTGCTCCAGCTTGACTTGGAAGATGAATTTGTAGATTTGATCCAGCCGTTTTTATTACAAAATATTGAGTTTCTGATGAAAGCAGGCCATAAGGAGTTATCGTACCATCCCTTTCAGATGAAAGGCCAGTATTTTTAGAATCCAACGGATTTCTATCAGATTGAGTTTCCCCTTTTGTTATTTCAAGATCTAGTTTTTCTGGTTTTGGATAAACTTCAAAAATGGTATAATCATCATTTTCCGCAAATATACTTGTTGCCTCTGATCCCGTAAGATTTGCTCCGTCAATGTCCTCTTTACCTAATTCTATCATTCGATAAGGTCGGACTGTGTTTAAAACCTTTTCCATTACAGTAGAATTACGAGCGGGTGACCAAAGACCAGTTCTCTTCATCATTAGAAATTTTCCATGAGCCTGTGTTGAAGTAATAACTCCAGGCTCACTTTCCTGAGAAGATTCAATTAAATCTTGTAGAAAATCACTTGATTTTTGAATATCTTCAGGAAGATCATTGATAAAAGGGAATTGAATATCAGAGCCATTAGAATAATAATCAACTGTTCCATCTGGAGCATCAAACGAGTATCTTGTTCCATCAGCAAAAGGTCTAATCCAGTATTGGCCAATAAAATTTTCAGCTAAAGATGTTTCGAGTTTTTCCAATTTCTCTTGAGCGTCTTTTTCCCAAGAGGCTACAATAAAAAAGCCTTTCTTCTTCTTAAATTTTAAACCATCTTCAGCCTTCTTCTTCCCTAAAAGTTTTTTATAAATACCTAAATATATTTTATTTTGCGAATCTGCGCTTAAAACAATTGTTGGTTTCAAATTTCCCAAAGCTGGAATTGACTTCTTTTTAGGATTTTTTATCCAATCTTCAAAAGCCTTAGCATCAACAAGTCCTTCTTTTTCATAAAGAAAATATAAATCTCTCAGAATTCCTGAATAGTAAGAAAGAACAATTGCATCATAGAAGTTTTCTAGTGCCGTTTTCGAACTCTTAACGTGTGGGTCGTAATTCTTTTTTAAGTAAGTGTCGGCTGGAGATGGAGAAGTTATTCCATCTGGTCCTGGCCTTGGTTCGTCAGTAAGAAGATCGTAGAGAGTTATAGGTTTTAAGACAATCGTTCGCGATCCTGAAGAAGAACAAGAATAGCTCCTTTCTTCTCCATCTGCTCCAAAATATACGACTTTAGCTTTTGCTGAATTATCTCGAATTGATTTTGTTTCCGTATAGTTTGTAACGTTAAATCCAGTATCTAGTCCCGCTACATTAATATTTATTCCACGAGATAAATCATAAAAATAAACAGAATTCGATTCCCAGTAAAATCCAATTCCAAAATCGCCGCACCAGTTTTGCAGAACCTCACGAACAGTTCCCGTGTAACTTGCTCGATATTCAGAATTAATAGATTCTGGAAAACCTCCAAATTGAATTTTAGATGATAGGGCTGCTTTCAGTTCAGGAAAGGAATAATCTACCTGTAGAATCTTTAATAGACGCTCTTTATTACAGTCAAAATTCTGTCTTTGACCT